TCAAGACCCTGCGCACTAATGTGGTGGGGAGCGGCCTTGTGCCGACACCCCAGGTCGATGCGGACTATCTGCACCTGACCGAGGAACGGGCTGACCATTTGCAGGCGGAAATCTCCCGCGAGTTCAGCCTGTGGGCGGACAGCGCAGCTTGTGATGCAAGCGGCATGGACAACTTCTGGCGGCTGCAAACGCTGGCGTTTACCAGTTTCCTGATGAACGGTGACGTGTTTGCGGCAGTGCAGTTCAAAGAGCGCACGAACTGGCCGTATGCTTTGCAGCTCCGGTTGATCGAAGCTGACCAGGTGTGTAGCCCTGACCGCACAGACAGAATGAACCCCTGCAAGGTGAACGGCGTTGATGTGCACCAGATTGTTCAGGGCGTGGAAACGGACAAGAGCGGTGCGGTTATTGCCTACTGGGTAGCCAGCAGGCACCCGCTGGCCTATGATAATCCGCTGCCTCTGACCTGGACGAGGGTGGAAGCCCGTGACAAAGAAACGGGAGAACCGAACATCCTGTGCGTCACCCAGAGGGAACGTGCCGGGCAGCGGCGCGGCGTTCCCCTGCTGGCACCGGTACTGCCCACGATGAAGCAGATGGGCAGATATACGGATGCAGAGTTGGCCGCGGCCATCGTGGCATCATCTATCACGCTGTTTATCAAGCATGATAACCCGGTCAGCGGAGCACCGTTTGGTGAGGATCCGTCCGACAAGGCGGAGGACCCGAACACTCCGCCTGATGAACTGGCAATCAACCTTGCGCCGTCTGCGGTGTTTGACCTTGCGCCCGGCGAAACACCGGACACGTTTGACCCGAAACATCCGACCACGACATATGACGGCTTTATGTCAGCTATGTCCAACCAGGTGGCGACGGGTATTGAAGTGCCCAGCGAGGTGCTTTATAAGAAGTTCAGCTCCAACTACTCCGCAAGCCGCGGTTCTCTGAACGAGTTTTGGAGAACGTGCGATGTGATGCGGGACAGCTTTGCGGCGGACTTCTGCCAGCCGACCTACGAAAAGTGGTTTGCCGAAGCGGTAGCCCGTGGACGTATCCATGCGCCGGGCTTCTTCGATGATCCGGCCGTTGCAAAAGCCTATATGGCCTGTAACTGGAACGGCCCGGCACGCACCAATCTGGATGCGAAGAAAGAAATCGAGGCGGCTATCCTGCGTATGGAACAGGGCATTTCCACTGCCGAACAGGAAACGGCACAGATGACCGGCGGAAGCTGGCGGGCCAATATGCGGCAGCGCAAAAGTGAAATGGAAAAAATGAAGGAGGTAGGTTGCAATGGGCAAAGCCAATTCCCAGACGAACCCCAAGTCAACGAATAATAAGTTCTGGCAGTTCCGCAATCTGGCCGACGATGACCAGAAAGCGGAACTGCTGCTTTATGGCGATATTTCTGAGCGCAGCTGGTGGGAGGACGCAGCGACCCCGAAACGGTTTGCGGACGACCTTGCCGCCCTGGGCGATGTGAAAGAAATCACCGTATACATCAACTCCGGCGGTGGTGACGTTTTTGCGGCCCAGGCCATTGGCAATATGCTGGAACGCAATGCCGCTACCGTGACCGCCCACATTGACGGGCTGTGCGCAAGCGCCGCCACCATCGTTGCCTGCCATGCGGACAAAGTTGTGGCAGCGGCAGACGGCAGCTACATGGTTCATCCGGTCAGCATGGGCGTTTGCGACTACCTGACCGCAGAGGACATGAAGAACTGTCTGAAAGCACTTGAAACCATCCGCAGCAGCATCATTACTCTGTACGCCAAGAAATCCGGTAAAACTGAGGATGAATGCGCCAAGTGGATGGATGAAACAAACTGGTGGACGGCAACGGAAGCCCAAGAAAAAGGCTTCGTAGACGAGGTGGATGACGATGCAGAAGATTCCGTTGTGGAGAACCGCAACGGCGTTCTGTTCGTCAACAGCATCAGCATGAACACTCCGTTCAACGAAGCACCCAATTTCGTCAGAAGCCGGGTGACGGACAATACCGCGACCCGGACTGAAAATATGAACCCGGCGGAAAAGCCGGAACGCAATGACCATGGGGAGGTAAAAGACATGGACATCAAGACCACGGATGATCTCCGCAAGGCGTACCCGGATCTGGTAGCCAGCATCGAGAACGAGGCCACCACTGCCGAGCGCACCCGCATTCAGGAGATCGAGAACGCAACTCTGCCCGGTGCAGAGGATCAGGCCAACGAGGCAAAGTTTACGAAGCCCGTTGATTCTGCATCCTTTGCAAAGGCTGTCATTGCCAGCATGAAGGCAAAACAGCAGGAGCAGAGCAAGAAATATCTGAAGAATGCAAAGGAAGCTGCGGAAAACTCCAACGCCAACAGCATCGACAACACGCCGCCCGCAAACCCTGAAGCCGAGGATGAGGAAAGCAAGGCATTCATGAATGCAATCCGCAAGGCTAACGGCGTGAAGTAAGGAGGACGGAACTATGAGCGTGGATCTTGCAAGAAAAGATTTCAGCACGGCCCCGGAATATTTCATTGCCGGAACCGACATCGGCATCGCAAAGGCCACCAAGACGGCCAGTGCAGCGGTTGAAGCACACGCCCTTGTTCTGATCGAGGGCGGCAAAGTGAAGCCGGTTGCAGATGCAGCCGGTGCAGGTCAGGCAGTTCTTACCGGCCTGTATGGTATTACCGCTGACAGTGCAGAGGCAGACAAAGAAGTGCCGATTTATCTGACCGGTGAGTTTTTCGCTGCTGGCCTTGTGCTGCCGAAGAACGTGAGCGTAGACGACGTTGAAGTTCCTCTGCGCAATCTTGGCATTTTCCTGAAGTAAGGAGGACAACATTTATGGCTAATGAAGTAAGCATTTATGAGCCTCGGCACCTGATCGAGGTTGTTCGCACCACCCCGCCGATCCGCACGTTTCTGCGGGATCGCTTTTTCTCCAACGTGAAAACCTTCCCGACCCGCCGCGTTGACATTGATATTGTCAAGGGCAATCGCAAGATGGCTGCATTCATCCATCCGCTGGTTGGCGGCGAGATCGTGCAGAGCGAGGGCTACGAGACCAAATCCTATGCACCGCCCCTTATCAACCCGGCGACCATCAGCACGGCAGACCAGTACATGGAACGCCTGCCCGGTGAAGATCTGTTCTCTGGCCGCACCCCGGCAGACCGTGCAGCAGAAAAGCTGATCGAGGAATACAACCAGCTGAACGACATGACCACCCGCCGCGAAGAGTGGATGGCCGCACAGGTGCTTACCACCGGCAAGCTGAAGGTCAAGGGCAAGGGCGTGGATGAAGTCATCGACTTCGGCTTTGGCAACAAGATCACTCTTGAAGGCACGAAGCAGTGGGGCAAGTCCGCCGCTGACCCCTGGGGCAATCTGCGCGACTGGAAGCAGCTGGTGAGCCGTAACGGCTTTGCCAACACAGATATGGTCGTCATGGGCAAGGTTGCAGCCGACAATTTCATGGCTGACGGTAAGATTCTGGAACTGATGGACAAGCGCCGCTTCGACATCGGTTCCATGGCACCCAAAGAGCTGGAAGGTGGCCTGACCTATTACGGCCACCTGAACCTGCCCGGTGTGGACGTTTACGGCTACGACGAAGTTTATCTGGATGACGCGACCGGCGAGACCAAGCCGCTGATTCCCGATAACATGGTGCTGATGATCCCCAGCAACGCAAACTTCATGCGTGCCTACGGCCTGTGCAACTATCTGGATGATGGCGGCAACTGGCACAGCTTTGAGGGCGACCGTCTGCTGCGCACCTATGTGGAGCATCGTCCCGACCGTCGCTTCATTGAGCTTCAGAGCCACCCGCTGCTGATCCCTGATAAGGTAGATTCCTGGCTGGTAGCTGAGGTTTGCTGATATGCTGGACGTTGACCAGAATTACGGCGAACCGGACACCCCGAAGCCGCTCCCTACGTTCAAAGACTATGTGGCGCAGGATGTGGAAACGGTGTTCTTCAACCTGAACGAGTTTGCAGAAGAACGCTACATAGATGATAAGCAGATGCTCTGCATTACCCAGCACCCCGGCGTAAATGAACGTGCGGCGCACTGGGAGGGCGGAGCAAAACAGTCCTTTGACCAGGGAATGTATAAGGCCGATCTGCTGCTGTTCGTGAAACAGAAAGACTACGGCCCGATGCCAAAGAACGGTAAGCAGATCACACTGGATAAGAAGCGGGACTACAAAATCAAGTCCTGCTCCCTGAAGGCGGGAGTTTACCGGATGGAATTGGAAAGGGTGAGGTAAGGTGGCATACTTCCATACCAACTACGACGCTTCCACCATGACGGTTTCCGTCAATGACGAAGAAGTGTCCCGTGCCCTTGGCGTGTTGTCGAACAAGACCCCGGCAGCGCTGAAGGTGGCGGTCAACACCACGGCCAGACAGACGCGAAAGCTGATGCTGACCGAGGTTAAGAACCGTTATGACCTCAACGCGGCTGGCAGGCGTATGATCGAAGATCTGCGTCAGCGGCAGAGAGCGACCAACCGCCACCCGACGGCTATCCTTGCCATCATGAAGAACGACCCCGGCGCATTCCGGGCAGACCTGGGCTATTTCAGAACCAGCCCCACAAAGCCCTTCATGGGTCCGTCTGTTCGCAATGCGCCGCCTGTTTTTCAGGCACACGTTCTGAAAGGCAGTCCGATGATTGGTCTGAGCGGAACCGGCGAAAGGAGCAAGGGCTTCCTGGTTCAGTTTAAGTCGAAGCACATCGGTATGGTACAGCGCCAGTTGGGCGTGCCAGCTGACAAAGACTATACCGAGAGTGGAAAAGAACGCTGGAAGCCGAACGAAAAGCTGGTCACGATGTCCAGCCCTTCCGGCTCTGCGATGCACCATACCGTGTGGGAGATGCAGGAGCAGACGGTGGAGCAGATGCTGCAGCAGAACACGGAACGGCGCGTCCGGCAACTGATCGCCAATGCAAAACGAAAGGGTGTGATCTGATATGGCCGAAAAAATCACCGGCTATACCAGCGAAATGTGCCAGCAGGCCATGATTGACGAGTTGAAGGAACTGTTCCGGGATATGAAGTTCACGGGGCAGGAAGGCGAAAAACCGCTGAAGATCTTCAAGCAGTTTATCCCATCCCCGACCGATGATGACGACGATGTGGATACCAATAGATCCAACTTCCCGTGCATCATCGTATCAAGAACGAGTGGCGAGGTGGTGAACGAAAAGGATCCGCAATTGGTCCTTTTGCAGCTTATCATCTGCTGTTATGACCCGAAAACAGACCGGCAGGGATATGAGGACACCGGAAACATCATCGAAGCCATCATGCAGCACTTCAAGCGGAAGCCTGTGTTTGGCGAGGCTTTCAAAGTGGGATATCCACGCAAATGGGATCTTTCGGATGATGACATGGACTTCTACTACTGGGGCATTGTCAACCTGATCTGCGAAACGCCAAACACCCTGAAAAACGAAGAAGTGGAGGCTTTGATATGAGCATCGAAAAGACAGAAAAGAAAACCGAGGCTGTGAAAGAAGCACAGCCTGTGACGGAAACCACCGGCGCTGCGGCGTACTGCGGGCCGACCGTCAAGGGCATTGCCCCGCAGTACACCGTATTCGTGGATGGCCTGCCCGAAAAGCTGAAAGAAAAAGTGGAGCAGGTGCCGTTCCTGAAGGCGCTGATCGTTCCGCTGGACAAGCTCGCAGAAATGCGCGTGAAGATCGAACAGGACGGCACCAGAGAGAACATTCTCTACAAGAAGGCCACCGACCTGATGAAGTAAGGAGGATATGACAAATGGCTATTTCTCATGGCTTTAACAAGACCGAAGCAGCGACCAGCGTCACCGCTCCGGTAACGGTCAACTCCGGCCTGCAGATCGTTGTGGGTACGGCCCCCGTTAATATGCTGGATGACCCGGAAGCAGCGGTGAATACGCCGATGCTGGTGAATACCTTCAAAGAAGCTGCCGCCGCAGTGGGCTATTCCGACGATTTTGAAAAGTATACCCTGTGTGAGGCGGTGAGCGCCAGTTTTCAGGTGATGGGCATTTCCCCTATCGTCGTGGTCAACGTCCTGGATCCTGCGAATGCAAAGCACATCACTGAACTGTCCAACAAGACCGTTCAGGTGAATGACGGCATTGCAGAGATCGACGAGACCGGAATCCTGCTGAAAAAGCTGGTCGTGAAGAAGGAGCAGACCGTACTCACGGCGGACGAGGACTATTCGGCCAGCTTCAATGATGATGGCACTGTGAGCATCGCCCTGGTCAACGGCGGCAAAGGCGACGGCGCAACGGCTCTGACCATTTCCGGCTCCATTCTTGACCCGACCAAAATCACCGCTGCCGACATCGTGGGCGGCGTGAATGCGGCCACCGGTGCAGAGACCGGACTGGAAGTGGTAAGACAGGTGTTCCCCAAGCTGGGCATGGTTCCCGGCATTCTGCTGGCACCCCGCTTTTCCAAGGATCCCATGGCGTGCGCAGCGCTCCAGGCAAAGTGCCGCAAGATCAATGGCGTTTTCGATGCAGTGTGCTTTGTTGACATCGACAGTTCCGCTTCCGGTGCACGCAAGTACACCGACGTGGCAAACCAGAAGGTCAAGCAGGGCGCAACTTCTCGTGAAGCATATGGCCTGTGGCTGTACGGCAAGATCGGCAGCGCCATCTACAGCGGTAGCTCTCTGGCCGCTGCTGCGGCAGTCTACAACGACAGCCTGTACAACGACACGCCCAATGCCAGCCCGTCCAATGTCAGCGTACCCATTTCCTCCGCCTGCCTGGAAGATGGCACCGAAGTCCTGATGGATCAGGAGCAGGGAAATGTGCTGAATGAGCAGGGCGTGGCGACCTTCATCCGCTCCGGCGACTTTGTTGTGTGGGGTAATGAGACCTGCTGCTACCCGAAAAACACTGACCCGAAGGACGCTTTCCTTTGCGTCCGCCGTTTCTTCAACCACTCTTGGACCAGCTTTGTTCTGGACAACATGAGCAAGCTGGATAAGCCCATGAACAAGAAGCGCCTTCAGTCCATCATCGACAGCGAGAACATGAAGGGCAGTGTCTATGTTTCTACCGAGGTATGTGCCAGCTACAGCATGAAGGCAGACCCCGACCGCAACACGACCGCTGAACTGGTTGCAGGCCACTACTCCTTCTATCAGTTCTGCACGCCGTTCCCGCCTTTTAAGCAGATCAACAACACCATGGAGTATGAGGCCGGCGCGCTGACCTCGGCTCTGTCTCTGTAAGCAGGAGGAATGACCTATGGCTCTGAATATTTCCAGTGACCTGGTTCCCCAGGTCATCAATGACTACAATGCGTACACGGAAGATGACCTGCTCATTGGTCTGGCGGATGAAATCACCCTGCCCAAGATCAAGAACAAGACCACCTCCGTGTCCGGCATGGGCATTGCGGGCGAAGTCGATTCTCCCGTGCCCGGTCAGTTTGAATCCATGGAGGCAACGCTGAACTGGAACACCATGTACAGCTACGCCACCAAGATGATGAACCCCAACAAGAACATCCAGATCACCCTGCGTGCTGCTATGCAGAACGACAACAAGAACGGCGGCTACACCTACAAGGGCCTGCGCGTCGTCCTGGGTGGTCGTCCCAAGGAGCTGGATCCCGGCAAGCTGAAGCGTGCCGACACCATGGGCAGCACCACCACGCTGGAAGTCACCCGTTACCTGATGGAGGTTGACGGCACTACTGTTATCGACATCGACAAGTTTGCGGGCCGCTACTATGTCGATGGCGAGGATATGCGTGCCGAGATCAACGCTCTTATCTAAACCCGATACATGAAGAAGTCAGCCGTCCCGGCGTGGGGCGGCTGATTGTCTTTTGGAAAGGAAACAGCAATGGACAATATCGTGAAGTTCGACAAGCCCTATAAGTTCGAGGGCAAGGAGTACGACAGCCTGGATCTGTCCGGTATGGAGAAGATGACCGTGCAGGACTTGATCGACATTCAGAAAAGCATCGGCAACGAGACGGCGGCCATGTACGCGATGGAAATGACCACTTCCTTTGCACAGGAAATGGCTGTTAAGGCTACTGGAAAGCCGGTGGAGTTCTTCAAGCTCATGCCCCGCGGCAAGATCAAGAAAGTGCAGGCGGCGGTTATCAAGGGCATGGATAACAGCGAGAACGCCGATGAAGTGAAAAAGCAGCTGGAATCTCACACCCTGAAGTTTGCAGCGCCCTACACCTACGAGGGCAGCGAAAAGGCGGAACTGAAGGGCAAGACCTTTGACGGCATCGACCTGTCCGGCGTGGGCGAACTGAACACTATGAGCGAATCCATGGCAGAAAACCGTATGGCTGCGGGCGGATTTGCACCGGTGAATACGCATCGCAACTACCTGTACTGCTGCATCATCGCCAGCATGGGCACAGGCTACCCGGTGGACTTCTTTGCTGGTCTGCCGCTGTGCGAGGCGGTTAAGCTGCGTGATGCTGTAAACTCTGATTTTTTCGAGTAAAAGGCGGGGCAAAAGGACTTCGGAAAGCGGCTATCCAGCTATCCATTGCCACGCATTCCAACATGACGGATCTGCTGCACCTGCCCCGGCGGGAGCTGGTGGATCTGTGTAACGAGGTGGCAGACGTATGGCGGGAAATGGAGCACTAGACCTCAGCATCCGCATCATGGGCAAGGTGGACCCGTCCCTTGTAACTGCAATAAAGCAGACGAAGGGGCTGACCGGTGATCTGGCAAACGCATTGACGGGAACCAAGTCACTGGGCAGCACGGTAGCAAACACTCTGGGCGTAATCGGAAAGACTGGGCTTGGAATCATGGCGACGCTGACAACTGCGTCCGCTGTCATGATTAAAAAGACAACCTCCATGGCAGAGGAATACCAAGCCCAGGCGGCAGATGCAGTCAAGTATGTTGGCGGCATCATGAACGATGACGGCAGCATTGACCCGGAAAAGCGTGCCACCATGGAGGACGCGATCCTCAAGATGACCACGCAGGTCCCAATCAAACGGGACGAGATGGCGCAGATCGCCGCATCGCTGGGACAGTCCGGTAAGAGCTATGAGCAAATCTTTCTGGATAACCAGCAAACCGGAGAAAAAAGCTACCTGTACGATACGGCCCGGCTAGCTGCCGCGTGGGACATTGATGCAAAGTCTGCGGCCGATTATATGGCAAAGTGGGAAACCGCTTTTGGTAAGACCCACAACCAGATTATCGACATTGCAGATTCCATCAACTATCTGGGCGGCCACATGGCTACCACGGCGGCGGAAATCGCCAGCGTGGTGAATACGTCCGGCGGTGTCGGCCAGACAGCCGGCGTTGACCTGCACACGACCTCTGCGCTGGCAGCCACCATGCTGGCTATGGGCGTTAATGAGGGAAAGGCTGGAACAAGCCTGAACCGTGTGTTTACAAACATCACCCTTGGCAACAGTGCAACGGATGCGCAGGTGGGCGCATGGAACAAACTCGGTTTTGATCCTGTGCAGATTGCAAAGGATATGCAGTCCACCGGGCCGAACGGAGAAGATGGTGCAGCAAGCACTCTGTACAAAGTCTTTGAGGCGATCTCGAAACAGGACAAGTACCAGCAGACTGCGACCATCAAGACACTGTTTGGACAGTGGGCCATTGAGGGCGTTTCAAAAATTGTGGGCAACTTGCCTGCGTTCCAGAATGCCTTGCTTATGGCTGGTGATACCAGCGCATACAGCGGCAGCATGGAGAAAGAATTGCTTGTTCGTCTGGACACCAGCGAAGCGGTAAGCCAGATGGCAAGTAATGCGACAGACCGCCTGCTTATCAATGTGGGCAATCAGTTCCTTCCGGCAAAGAAAGAACTGACATCCATGTGGATCGACATAGCAAACGGTATCACCGAGAGCTTGCCAGATCTGTCCAACATCGTCAATGGCATTCTGCCGATGTTACACTCCGCGCTGCTTGGAATTGGCAATGCGGCGCAGGCGGCATTGCCGTGGATCCAGAAGGGCATCGACTACACAGCAGAGCATGGGCCGGAAGTGGCAGAGGCCATTGCTGCCATAGTCGCGGCGTTCGGAGCTATGAGCTTTGCACCGACGGCTTATAGCACAGGATCCTCGCTGCTGAACACCATCGGGAACATTGCAATCGGCGGAAAACCGAGCGGTGCCCCGGGCGGAACATTCGGAGGCATCACTGTCCGAAATCTGATGGGCGCACTGACACCCACAAGCCTGATCCAACGGGCAGTTGGTGGCGCATCCTTTGTAAAATCGAATGCCGGAATGTTTGCTGAAAATGCAAAGTACGGCGTTCAGATGGCCGGTGCCGGAGCGCAGCAGCCCACAACGCGCCTTGGAAAAATTGGGCAGACGTTGGACGGCGCTGGTGTCGGCATCTGGGCAACACTGAAAAATTTCAAGGGCCTGCGAAGCGGAACCAAGAAAGGAAACACCGGTTTTGTAAATGATGTGCTGGAAGCTAGCACGAACGGTGGCCTGCTGGGCGTGCTGAAAAACTCCGGCTCCGGTAGGTATGTTTCCAATGTCGGGCAATCGCTGGGCGGCCTGAAAAATGCTCTGGTGGGGTTCGGAAGCGGCAATCCGGTTGGACGATTTATCGCCAAGACCGGCGGTGTTGCGGGACAGATTCTTTCCGGCATTGCAGGACCGAACGGTCTTGACCTTGGAGGTATGGCCGGTGGAGTGAAAAATTTCCTCGGTGCAGGAAAGACGGTCATTGGAAATGGGCTGTCCAATGCATGGCAGACTGTCAGCCAGTCCAAAGTGGGTTCTACCGTCCTCGGTGTCGGCAGCAAGGTGGCGGGTGCAGCATCCAAAATCGGCGGCGGCGCTTTGAGTACGGTGAAGGGAGCTTTGAATGTCGGCGGCGCAGGGCTGAACGTACTGGGTACGACGGTAGGCCCAGTGGCCGCAAAACTGGGCAGCGGATTCATGGCACTGCTTGGCACATTCGGCCCGGTTATTACCGGCATCGGTACAATCGTTGCGGCAGTCTCGTTGTTGGGAGATCACTTCGAGGACATCCGCAACATCGTCGGAATGGTATTTGGCGAGGGCGGGCTTGCCGTCTTTGACAAATTTACCGGAAAGATAGCCGGTGTCGGCGACACTGTAAAGCAAGTGTTCGGGCAGCTCACCACCCCGGAGGGCTTGCAGAGCATCCAGGAAAAGCTATCCGGCTTCAGTATCGGAGGGCTAAATCTGGGTGACGTGTTCGGAGCTATGACCCCTGCCATCCAGACGGTTATGCCGTTGATTGAATCGTTCGCCGGTGTGTTCTCTCAGATTGTAGATCTGGGAGTAAACCACATCAAGCCGGTGCTGACTGAGATCTTCGGCTTTATCGTGAATGAAGGCATTCCGGCGGTCATGCCGCTGCTGTCTACGGTGGTAAGCCTGGTAGGCACCACACTGGTCAACGCCATCAAGGTGGCGGTGGATCTGGTGGGTAAGGTGCTTCCTGTGGTAGAGCCTGTGATTCTGGGCATCATCGGCTTCCTGAAGCAGGTTGCAACCATCGGCGTGAAAGCGGTCAACTTCATCATTGGGGCGCTGAACAAAATTCAGCTCACAATACCGGAAACGCTGTTCGGCATTCCGGTTCCGGTGATCGGCGGTAAGTCGTTCGGATTCAACCTGTCACCCGTGTCTGTCCCGGCATTTGCCAACGGCGGCATGACGCAGGGACCGTCTATTGCTGGTGAGGCTGGCCCGGAAGCCGTTATCAGCTTCCGGCGCGGCGTTCGTGAAAAGAACATTGATACCTGGCTGACCGCTGGTAAGCTGCTGGGCGTTGGTCTGGGTGATCTGCTGGGGTTGCCCGGCAGAAAGCCGAAGATGTTCGCGGACGGTGGTTTTACAGAAGAAGATTCTAACCTGATCGACTTCAACAGAGCACGTCGCCAGCAGTATTACAACCAGGTGGCTCAAAGTTTTGACACTATGGTTCAGCCTGTTGCAGCGGCATTGGTACTGGGGTCCGACGCTGGTGTGGCGTTCAGCCGTATCACGGAGATCGCCAACTATGCAGTAGATGGGCTGGAAACTCTGGCGGCAATGCCGACACCTACCGTGTCGGATGACCAGGGCAAAGCCCAACAGCTGCTGAACACCGGAATCGGGAAAGTGATTGCTGGTGCCAAGTCTGTTCTTGCAAACGAAAATACTCAGAAGGCAATCCGGTTTATCCGGGGAGCAGATGCGGAAAAGGCAAAGCTGGAATACGCTGCAAACCCCGACAACTACGACCTGAGCAATGTAAACTTCTTCCCGACGGCTGGAAACAGCGAACTGACAAGGCAAAATCTGTCGATGCTGGCAGACCTTCAGAACTACCAGCAGGAAGTAGAGCTGAAGCCCATCGGCGGGAGCGAAGATGCTTCTGGTGGCAGCACCGGGAACCAGCGCGGTGAATCGAGCAACAGCTACCAGCGTACCTATACGAGTTCCAGCGGAAACACATATGTTTATGCACCAAACTTCACCATCTACGGCAGCATGAATGCCGAAGATCTACGTTCCATTATGGACGAAGGTTACGAGAAGTTCTGCGAGTATGTGGAACGGTACGAACGCGAAAAGAGGCGCACGCAGTATGGCACTTGATTACACCACAAAGTCCGGTGACACCTGGGATCT